ATCTTCTTTGGGAACGCTCAGTGCAGTTTCCAAGATGAATTGTCATCCCGAGCGAAGCCGAGGGATCTGCGGTGCGCCCTTCGGACTTCCCGAATTTTGGAGCTCTAACCGGAATTTTTCCAGGAAGAAACAGGCGTAAATGGCTACATACCAGGTACCCCAGGTTCAGCGTGGGATGGAGCATACACCGTCCGACCCGATGCAGGGCACGGCGGATGAACCACAGAATAGCGCCCAGCTCACGGAAGAAGACCAGCAGCGCCTGATCGCGCTGGTGCGCAGCTATAAGAACCAGTGGTCGCAAGACCGCGTGGTCCTGATGCAGCGCTGCCTGCAGAACCTGGAGTTCTTCAAAGGCAATCAATTTATCTCATTCGGCCCCGGGGAGTCAGAGTTCTTTAACGCAGTCGACTGGATGAACCAGGGCGATCATGCGCAAGACGCCGACGATAAGGATCTGTACCAGTACTGCAACAACTTCTACCAGATGCTGGCCACGGGGTTCGTGGCGGCCCTGGCTCCCCAGGTACCCAAATCGAAATGGATGCCGGAGGATGCCGAGCAGTTAACGGATGTAACTACCACCAAAGCCGCGCAGACGCTGATTGATATCATCGAGCGCCAGAACAGCGAGCAGTCGCTGCTTAAGCAACAGCTGCTGTATCTCTATACCACCGGCGCGGTCTTCCGGCATACCCGCTACGTGGTGGATGGGGAGCGCGCAGGCACGACCCGGGAGCCGGTGTTCGACGAGACGGAGACCGAGCTGGCCCCCGATCGCTACCATTGCTTCCACTGCGGCGCGACCTCCGCTGCAGACGCCATGGGAGTGGGAGCACACCGCTGCCCGCAATGCCAGCGATCTATGGGGGAGGACTCGTTCTTCCCTGCCGAGTACGGGCCCGTGGTCAGACAAGTGGGCGAGGAGGTCGTGCCCAACGGCATGGTGGCGCAGAACCTCTATTGCCCGCTCGAGGTGGATTGCGACCCGGCAGCAAATAGTCTGCGCCAGACGCCCATCCTCAACCTCGAGGTCGAGGTGCACGTGGGCGCGCTGCGCGCAGCCTATCCCGATATGTACGACCAGATCGCGGCCAGCCCGTCGAGCGAGCTCTCGCCTAACGGCAGTATCGATCGCATTGCCAGGCAGCAGGTGTATTCGCAGACCGGTGCGTACTCCAGCATTCTGCAGGACCAACGGCCTACCCTGTCGCGGACCTGGATCCAGCCCTGGGCCTTCGATCTGGAGGACGACCAGGAGTTCGGTGAGCGCATGCGCGCGGAGTATCCTACCGGACTTCTCTTAATAAGTACCGGCGCAATTTTTCTTTCCGCGCGCGAAGCCTCGCTGACCCGGGAGTGGACCTGGGCGGGCACGCATGAGGGTTTCGGACTGTTTCCGCCGTCGATTGGCGATATTGTGGTGCCCTTTCAAAAGCGCTACAACGATATGGCGAACATCCTGCATGAGTTTATGGACCGCTGCTCCTCGGGGGTGACGCTGGCCAACGCGGACCTGATCGATACCAAGTCCCTGCAGGGCAAGCCGATGCTGCCTGGGGTTCTAAACCTGGTGAAGTTGAAGCGGACGGGAGCTCCGGGCTCGGTACGGCTGGCGGATGCTCTGTATCAGTTCCAGTTTCAGATGCATGAAGAGGCGTTCAATTACCTGGACAAGCTGGCGTTCAATGCGCAGATGTTCGCCGGCATTCCACCCCAGGTGTACGGAGGCGCGGGTGATCCGTCGATCGAGACCTTCGGCGGGCAGCAGCAGCAATTGAATTGCGCGCTGGGCAAGCTGAATATTTATTGGGAGAACCTGAAAGAGGAACACGCCAAGGCGGATGAGCTGGCGGTGAATTGCGCCAAGGACAACCTGACCGCGGATATGAAGCAGGTGGTTCTGGAACGGGGTTCAGAGTTCAGAAACGATTACATACGGCTGGACGATCTGCAGGGCAGCGTGCATGCGCACGCGGATACCGACCAGGGGCTGCCCGTGACCGCGGCTGAGCTGCGCCAGCGTTGGATGGATTTGATGCAGGCGGCAGCGAGCAATCCTTTGGCGCAGGCGATCTTCGATGATCCTACGAACCAGGAGCAGGCGGCGACGGCGCTGGGGGTTCCGAACATGGTGGTGCCGGGCGCGGCGATGCGGTCCAAGGTGTTGCAGATTATCGACCGGCTGCTGCAAAGCGAGGCGGTGCCGGTGGTCGATCCGCAGACCGGGCAACCGACAGGCCAGGTGAGACCGACGATCCTGCCGGATAAGGCGATCGATGACTTTACGGTGCTGAAGCAGGTGGTGCGGCAGTATTGCCAGGAGAACTCGGATATTCCGGATAACAATCCAGCGGGGTGGCAGAATTTACTGGCTTACTTCACCGCGGCGGTCGCGATGGAGACACAGCAGCTGGCGCAGCCGAAGGTCCCGCAGCAAGAGATTGACGATGTGGTGAATACGGTGGGTGGGTTGATGCACCTTCCTCCGCAGGCCACGGCGGGAAATATTCAGGGCCAGGTGCAGGCGGCCAATGCGTTGATCAAGTTGGCTGACAAGCTTTCGAACTAACCGCCGCTGTATCCCACATCTCGCGAAAAACGAGCGAGATGTGGGGCACCCCTTGATTTGTTGCTGGGAGAAGCTAATAGAAACAGCAGGTCCCTCCACTACGCGTCCCCAGATGGGCTTTGTATCAGGGCACGACTTTAGTCGTGCCGTATAAGCGCGAAAGGAGTCGGGCTTTAGCCCCTGCGACTTTTGGCGATCGAAATCACCTGCAGGTTTGTGATGGCAGGGGCTGAAGCCGTGACCTTTTGGGCCGCTGGCGGCACGACTAAAGTCGTGCCCTGATACAAAGCCAATCCGGGGGAGTTTAGTGGAAAGATCTGGGTTTTCTTTGACGCTAAACACTTTCGAGAGAAAGAAGACTTATGACTGAAGCTACAATCACCGCTCCCGCTCCGGCGGCAGAGCCTGTTTCTGCTCCTGCGCCGGCAGCGGCTCCGGCGCCTTCCATTCCTGCACCCACCAGCTCGGTGGATCCGGGCAAGTTTCCCATTCGCGAAGACTACGCGGCGGCGCTGCTCATCGAAAAGTTGGGTGCTATCCCTGCTCCCGATGAGCCGGTGGCACCTGCGGTGGAGGTAACGGAGGTAGTCCCGGTTGACGCTACCGCTGCCCCCGCTCCGCCCGAAGAAGAAGATTTTCAGCTGGAAGTCGAAGCAGTGGTCACGCCCGAACTCCTCAGCCAGATGGTCACCGACAACCCCGACTTCGGCAAACTCCTCGAGGCGGACTCCAGACTCAAGGGTCAGCTTTACAAGACGGCCCGCGAAGCAGCGGAGCTGAAACCTTACCGGGAAATCTTTCCCGACCTTGATTCGGCGAAGGCCGCGCTCGACCACTCCTCCACCTGGATCGACGTGCGGGAAACCTTCCTGGGATCGATCACCCGCGAAGGCACCATGGCCTCGCTCAGCAAGATCGCCGAGCTTTCCTACGAGCGCGATGCCGACGGCAACGTGATCACGCAAAATGGCAAGCCGGTCATCGGCGAAGACTTTTTTGGTTTTGTCGACAACGTGGTGTCGCTCGACCTCGAACACCGCGCACACGATGTAGCTTCACGCCTCAAAGCGAATCTTTATCGCTCGGAGGAAGAACGGACTCGTGATCAACGAGTGAACGATGCACTGGAACTCCTCAGGGAAGAATCCGCGGCCACTTCCCCCGCGTTAGAGGCCCAGCCAGATGCATTGCGGCGCAAGGCGGATGAGCTGGATCGCAGGGAACGCGCACTCAATGTGCGCCAGCACGGCGAGAAGGTGGAAGAGAGACGGTCCTTCGAAAACGGATTGCAGACAGAAGCCCAGACGCGGATCCACGACGGCATCAGCAGGATCCTTGCCAACGTGGAAAAGCAGGGCGGCGTGGTCAGTCCGTACTTGAAGAACATTCTCCCCAAAGCCATCGGCGCCAAGCTGATTCGCAAGATTCAGGCGAACCCGGCACTGCAGGATCAGATGCACTCCCTCCAGCGGCTCCCGCTCGGCGATGCATCGCGCCAACGCCGTCTCGCGGCCATTGACAGGGCCGTGCAGCAGTATCTCCCCGAAGTGGCGCGGGAGGAACTACGCGAGGCCGGCGTGCAAATCGCCAACGCCTCCGCAGCCAAACGCGCCAAGGTAGACGCCCAGATCGACAGCACGAAGAAGACTGAGCCCAAGGGATCGACCGGACCGGCCGGCGGTGGAAGCGCAACCATGAACTCAAGCGCTGCCTTCGACCACGCACAGGCGGAATGGCAACGAGCCAACCCAGGCAAGCCCTTCGACAAGATCGCGAGGGAATTAATTCTCCCTCGGGTTCTGCAGCTGATGACATCTCGGTGAGCGATTCAGGCATTCACCACACATAAAGGAATCTCATGTCCAACATAATCGGCACGGCAAGTACCACACAGCAGCTGCAGCTTGAAGCCTTGAACGAGGTCATCAAGCTGCTCATCGAAAAAGAGGCCAAACTGGACGCGCGCATCTCCGAGCGCGGGTCAATTACTCCGGTCTCACTGCGCAGCTTTCGTCTGCGCTTCCAGACTGCGTTTCCCGGCAACGTCTCGCTGTTCAATCTGGACGGCGGCATTCTGCCGGCGGGTAATTTCAGCGCGTGGGATCAGGGTACGTTGACTCCGCTGGCTACGGTCATTCCAGTCGAATACTCGCGGCTGGTCGACATTATCGGCGAAGGCGGGCCCAAGGTTGTTTCCGAGAGCCCGGTCACCAAGACACTGGCCGACGTTGCGGTGCAGATGGCGAAGAACCGCGATCAGTTCCTGCAACAGGCGGGCGACGGCAAAATCGCCCAGGTGGATACGAGCTATGCGGGTGGCGGCGCCAACCCCATCGTGCTGGCTTCTTCTCCCTGGGGCGCGCGTTTGATCTCGCAAGGGCAGCAGCTGCAGGTAATGAGCAACACCTACACCCTGCGCGGCACCTGCTACGTCAACAACGTGAACAACAAGCTCGGCTCGGTACAATCCATCACCGTGGATGCAGTACCGGCGGGCACCACGGCCGGCGACTTCATCATGGTCGCAGGTGTTGCCGCAACCACGCCCGTGTTCCTGTACGGTATTCCGTACTTCCACAACACGGCCACCACGGGTACCTTCCTCGGCATCAACCGCACCCAGAACTACGTGGTTGCGAACGGTGTCGCCGCGGGTGGCGCTCCCCTGTCTCTACCGATGCTCCGCGCGGCCCTCTCCCGTGTAGAACAGTCGCTGGGCACGGACGCGCTGAAGTCGCAGGTGTGGCATGCGCATCCCGCGCAGATCCAGGCCTACGAGGAGATGGGCTTCGCCAAGCAGGAGATCCTGATGACCAACGGCAAAATGCCGGGGTTTGACGGACTCACCGCGAACGTGGGCCAGTTCACCATTGCCGGTCGCGAAGTGGTCAGGAATATTCACGCTGACAACTCCCGCATCGACTTCATGGAGTTCGGTTCCTGGCTCAAGGTGGTGTGGGGCAAGGCGCCGTTCTGGTTCAAGAACCGCAGCGGACAGTGGGTTTTCCAAATCTACGATCCGGCTTCGGGCAACCCGACGGCCAATGAGGGATGCTATTACGTCGATGCGCGGCAATATGCAGTCGACAACCCGCAGGCCATTTCATCGGTTACCGGCCTGAAGGTCCCTGTTTACAATTAATGCACTTAACACTGCGGGCATGTCATCCACAGAAAGTCCGGCTGACATGCCCGCTCTTCACCCGCGACAACGGCTCCTATTTCTACGGAGAAGATACGTGCGAAGGATAACCCTGCTGCTTCTGATCGTCTGTGCACGTCTGCACGCACAAAACATCGAGGGGCAAATTGTAGCATCGCAGTTCGGCCAGTTTCAGGTGCCCGGCACGGCAGACGCAAGTCTGTGGTTCTCGCCGGCATCCTGCCAGGTAAGCGGCGGCGGCAAGAACTTCTCTGCCTTCGAAACAGGAGTGCCGATCAAGATTGTCGATTCCAATCCAGCCATGACGGAGATCGACACGCCGGCGGCCGTATTTATAGACGCCTGCTCGGTGTCTATGAGCACTACCTATCTTCACGCAGCCCCGTTCTACCTGACGTCTGGTACGGGAGGACTGCAGGAGGCACTCTCGAATGGCATACAAAAGAGCGGAGGACCAACAACCGTCATCCTGACTGCAGACTGGTACGCACAGGTTAGCCCGGGAAACCCGGCCACGGTCATTGCATCGGTCAAAGGCAGCACAGCGTTGGGTCTGATTGACGTAACGACGGCCCCCTATACCGCGTACGACTGGAACGGCACACAGTATGTAGCGATTGCGAATGGCGGAGGCAGCGCCAACTTCCCTGGAACTCCAGGCATCGTCTACAACACCAGCGTATCTGCTGCGCAAAATGCTACATCCTCGCAGATTGCAACCCAGCTCAACGCCAGCCCTTCGACCACGCTGATACCTGCACTGCTGCCGACCGCAAGCAACTCATTGCTTGGCATAGTGAAGGGCGATGGCACAACCACATCGGTCAATGGCAGCGGTGTAATCAGCGCTCTTCCGCCCACGGGAGCAGCCAATCTGATCGTGGCAACGCCCAATGGAAGCTCCGGCACCGCAGCTCCGCGCGCCATGGTAGCAGCGGACATGCCTGCAGCAACCAGTTCGGCCTTCGGAGCCGTGAAGCCGGATAACACGACGATTACGATATCTGGCGGCGTCATCAGTTCTGTCGGTGGCGGCGGAGGTACCCCGGGCGGATCTCCGACAAACGTCCAGTTTTACGGAGCGTCTACCTTTGCGGGTGATTCGACATTTACCTTTAACAACTCGTCCCACACGCTCGCCTTTCAGAACGGCACCTCTGGTGCGACGGCACCCGCCGGCGACAACAGTACAAAGGTCGCTAATACTGCCGCCGTCTTTAACAGCCAACCCGCCCTCCTGGCTCAGTATTTTGGGGCTTATGGGGATGCGTATGGCCCTCCGGACGGATGTGCCTGGACAGCATCGAGCACGACCTTAACTTGCCCGGACGGTGTTTTTCAGTCCACCGCCATTGATGGCGGCAAGCAGGTATGGCTTCACAGTGGGGGCCCAGCCGGTGTGGCGTTCCATACCACAATCGTAAGCGTGACCAGCAATACTGTGGCTGTGATGGCTGCAGCGCCTAGTATTTCGTTGAGTAACACACCTGGTAACACGGTCTTCGGTCACGATGACACGGCTGCGGTTCAAGCGTGTTGGCAATACTCCGCGAGTAATGGCGTTCAGTGTACCTTACGGGCGTCACCGGCACCGTTAGGGGGCAGTGGATTCACAGGATTCTTGATCGGCTCCGCCGGGTTGCAGCTGGCATCCAGCAACGGGGATACAGAAAGCTCCGCCACGAACACAACCGGCAGCAGTTCGATCAACGGCACAAACCTCTTTTGTGAGTACAACGGAGATTGCGTCTCGCTCGCGGCCGGACCGATTCAGGGGGCGGTCTTCTCTAACATCAACCTGGAGGGTGATCCTAGCCAGCCGAACGGAAGAGGCTTTCACTTTAACGCAACCGCCGGAACGTATGGCAATGGAGGTTTGTGGAATTCGACCTTCACGAACTTCCAAACTTCCAACTTCAACCAGGAGTGCATGTTGTCGGAAGGCGGCAACTACCTCTCGAGCGGGGAGCTGCCCAACCAGGTCGATACCTTCATCAATTTCCAATGCAACGCGCCGAACCAGATGCACACGGCGAACCTGATCAAGATGACCGGCCAGCACGCGCAAATCATATTCATGAATGGGCAAACCAACGGTCCTGTTTCCGCGAGCAATCAACCGAACGCGATGATTCTCATCACGGAGCAGACTAGTGGCCAAGGCGACTCGGCGACGGACGTAAAATTCTTCGGCTACACCTATGAAGTAGGATTGGTAGGGCTCCAGCTGGGGAATGGTGCCTACAGCATCC